TAGTTATTCATTAATTAAATAAGGAGTTATGAATATGTCAACTAGGGCAGTATATACTTTTAAAACTAACTCAGAGTGGGATAGCTCAGAGGTACATATATATAAACACCATGACGGCTACCCAAAAGGTGGTATTACATGGATTAAAGAAGCATATCTATATTATAGAAATAATGAAGCGATCAAGCATTTATATACAAGAGATGCTTTGGCAACTTCTTTTCTATTGTCTATTAATAAAGGTGAGAAATATGGTGGTTGTGAAATAACAGAACATTATAAAACTCATGGTGATATAGAATATAGATATGAAATTAAAGCTAAAAGAGAATTTAAAAAACTACCAATAGCTACAAATTTAGATATTGTTGTTTATTCTACTGCTTCTTGGGAAGGGGAAGAAAAAAGAATATTTAAAGGAAACCTTGCAGAAGCTGTTGCACAAGTTACAACATTAGACGAGGTGGCATAAATGGAATCATGGAGCGTAAAAGAACTCAATCAATGGTTAAAAACTTTTGACAATCCAAAGTCATCTATAAATTACTTTCTAGGTGGAGCAAGTAAAGAGGATATATTAAAAGCTAGGGAACTATTAAAGGAAAAACTAGCATTAAAAGGAGTAGTTACAACATGAACTAATTAATATTTTGATCTCCCTTTGAAGCCCTCATTAATTTGAGGGTTTCTTTTTTGTTGCATTTAAAATTGTTTTGTGTTTATAATAGGCTATTCATTATTAAAAGGAGTTATAAAAAATGAAGCATAAGAAAGAGATAACAATGCCTAACTTTGGAAAGGCTATTAATGTTGATAAAGTCAATGAATTTTCTTTGGCTCAGCTTAAAGCCCTTGATAGGTTGCTAGATGGTAAAGCTACTAAAAGAGATTATCAAATATTGACTAAGTAGCCCTTTAAAGATTCCCCTTGATAGCCCCATTCATTTGGGGCTTTTTTTTGCCCTCTAAAAGGCTCCTAGCTTTGCCCTAGTGGTTGAGTACCTTTAAAACTTTTTAGAGCTTCCAGGGCTTAATATTGTTGTTTCTTTGTTTGATCTTGATAGCCCTATAAAGTTATAGCTGATAAGCCCTATAAAGTTTATAGACATATAAGAGCTTTAAAGGGCTTTCTAGGGCTTGTAAATTAGTAACTTGATACTTGATAGCCCTTTAGAGCTTTAAAGAGCTTCTCAGAGCTTGTAAGGGCTTGTAATGGTGGTCTTGATAGCCCTATAAAGTACCCCCTACAGGAGCCACCCCCCACCCCCTATGTATATATACACATGCATCTACATTTTGAGCTAATTTAGGATGGTAACTAGGCGGGGCTTTATAGGGCTTATTAGTTACTTAAAAGGCTTAATAGTTACTATCTATAAGGTTTTGCTTTATAGTTATAGCTATATAACCCTATAAAGTAGGGGGCTATATAGTATTACTATATATATACTTCACCGCTGGGGGGGATAACTCCCATTATACACCTGAGATTTAAATTTGTCAAGACCTTTAGTTATTTTAACTTGACAAATGTCAATTCTAGCCCTATAATAGATAATATCTAATACATTATGAGCTACTTACCAAAAGAATATCAAAAAGAGAAAAAATTAACAGAAAAGCAACAAAAGTTTTTAGATGCGATTTTAGAGACAAATGGCGATATAGCAGAAGCAGGTAAACTTGCAGGTTACTCAGGCAACTACCATCAACCATTGAAGGCATTAAAAGAAGAAGTGATAGATTTAGCCTCGGATGTATTAGCAAGGTCTGCCCCTCAAGCAGCTTTTAAATTAATTGAAGTGTTGAACTCCAACAAGCCAATACCTCAAGCCAATAATAAACTACAAGCTGCTCAAACTATATTGGATAGAGTTGGTTTAGCCAGGACCGATAGGCTTCAGGTTGACCACAATGTTTCTGGTGGGATATTTATTTTGCCAGAAAAAGAAACGATAGAAGCAGAGGTAGCAAATTATGAAGATATTCCTGACTGAGATAGAAGACGTAGCTTCGGATAAAATCTTTGTTGGACCCTACATCAAGGCACAAAGCTTTGAAGAGGCTCTAGAGATAGCCAATGATCACGATTTGGTTTTAGTTGGTGAACTCCATGAGCTAATAACATTTAAAGAATCAATTAAGGACACGATACACTAATGAGTACAAAAGACCCAAGACTTGCCCGAGTAGGAGTTTCAGGTTACAATAAACCTAAAAGAACTCCCAGCCATCCTAAGAAATCACATGTAGTGGTTGCTAAGGTAGGTGATAAGGTTAAGACAATTCGTTTTGGTCAGCAAGGTGCCAAGACAGCTGGTAAGCCTAAAGCAGGTGAATCAGAACGAATGAAAAAGAAACGTAAGAGTTTCAAAGCTCGACATGCGAAGAACATTGCCAAAGGCAAGATGTCAGCCGCATATTGGGCAGATAAAGTAAAATGGTAAACGTTCAAGCCTAGCGGCTCGGAAGTAGACTGGTTGTAGTTGAAGGAACGCACATCTGACAAGGAGATGCAGTATGTCAATTATAACACAACTGACTTTGTAGAAAGTTGCAAAGACTAAGAAATTAAAACAACGAGAACAAGCATTTAAGCTGTTCTTACTAAAAAGGAAATAACATGGAATATTTATTAGTATGGTTATTTGCAGTTGCAGTCGTTATGGTTGCACTACATGCCTACAAACCTGAGTGGTTTGCTCCAGTTAAAAAATTAATAGAAAAATTAGATAAGAAGTAATGCCACAATTAGGAACCGAAGACAAGCCTGTTAAATTAAGTACAGGCACCATAGCTGGGAAAGGCTCTAAAGCTCGTCCCGGTGTTTATACACAAGAATATAGAGATAACTTTGATAGGATATTTGGTCATGCCAAGAAAAGCAAAAACAAAAAGTAAAGTAAATCAAGCTGGTAACTATACGAAACCAGCTATGCGTAAGAGGCTTTTCGAGACTATCAAAGCCGGTTCTAAAGGTGGTAAACCCGGACAATGGTCGGCTCGGAAAGCCCAGCTTTTAGCTTCTGAATACAAGAAGAAAGGTGGCGGTTATAAATAATGTACTTCGGTTTAGAAGAAATGTTTAGATTTATAAAAGAATGGTGGCGAAACGATTCAAAGCTAAAAAGAAAACCTAGGAAAAAAAATGCCAAAAGAAAAGTCACAAAAAAGTCTAGATAGATGGACCAAACAAAAATGGACCACAGCCAGTGGTAAACCATCTGGTAAAACAGGTGAAGTTTACGCACCTAAGAAGACCATAGAAAAATTAAAGTCAACAGCAGCTGGTCGTAAGAAATTAGCAGCAGCTAATAAAAAGAAACGAGCAGCTACCAGAAAAGGCAAACAATATGCCAAACATGGGTTACATAAAGGAAAGAAACGATGATGATGTTACCTGATGGTTATATCAAAAGAAAAACCTCTACTATTCCTTTTGGTTATCAAATATCAAAAATAGAAGGTTATCTAGAACCGATTGAAGAACAACTAGAAGCTTTAGACATAGCTGAAGCTATGATCAACAATCAAGAAGTTAGTTTAAGAGATGCAGCTTATTGGCTGACAGCAGAAACAGGTCGTTATATTTCCCATGTTGGTTTGAAACAATATGTCGACAAACGCAACAACTATGACGAATGAGAAAAAAACTAAATGATTGGGACATCAATCCTGATAGATACCTAACCGATGCTGATGGTGAGTTTGTTTTAAAAAAAGATGGCACACCTAAAAAAAAGACAGGTAGACCTACAGGTACAACACTCAAAGAAAAATACAAAGACAAAGAAGCTTATGAGTCAGCAAGACGAGCATTAAAACATAAAAAAGATGGAATCGCCAAACTTGAAAAAGCTCTGGAGGCAAAACGACAGACCTTTAACAGACAAAAGAAAATCTTATCAGAACTTGACTCAAACAAACCTACAAGAGCTGGAAAAATCACAACAGACAAAGAAATATCAGCTCTGCCTCCTACAGTTCAAGAACAGATAAAAGATTCTAAAGTTCTATTTCATCCCAACGAAGGACCCCAAACCAGTTTCTTAGCAGCACCAGAAAAAGATGTGCTTTATGGTGGAGCAGCTGGTGGTGGTAAAAGTTTTGCTATGTTGATAGACCCTTTGCGTAATTGTCATCGCAAAGCTCATAGGGCTTTAATTCTCAGACGTTCTATGCCTGAGTTACGAGAACTGATAGATAAGTCTAGAGAAATATATCCTAATGCTTTCCCTGGTGCTAAGTTTAGAGAAGTTGAAAAAGTTTGGAACTTTCCTTCCGGAGCTAAGATTGAATTTGGCTTCTTAGAAAAAGATGCTGATGTTTATAGATACCAAGGACAAGCATATTCTTGGATAGGTTTTGATGAGATAACGCACCTACCTACAGAATTTGGTTGGAACTATTTGGCATCTCGTTTAAGAACCACAGACCCAGAACTACAAACTTATTTAAGATGTACTGCTAACCCAGGTGGTGTTGGTTCACATTGGGTTAAAAAAAGATACGTTGAAGCCAACGAACCAAACAAAAGCTTTATAGGGACCGATGGACTAACTCGTAAGTTTATTCCTGCTAAGTTATCTGATAATCCATACTTAGCCCATGATGGTGTTTATGAAACCATGCTTAAGTCTTTACCAGCAACTCAAAGAAAACAGTTGCTTGAAGGTAATTGGGATGTAGCTGAAGGAGCAGCCTTTACAGAATTTGATTTTAACTTACATGTTATAGACCCTTTTGAGATTCCAATGCACTGGAGTCGAGTTAAAGGTATCGACTATGGTTATGCTTCAGAGTCTTGCTGTTTATGGGGAGCTGTTGATATAAACGATGGTACCTTAATAATATATAGAGAATTATACCAAAAAGGCTTGACAGGTCAAGATTTAGGCAGTATAATAAGTAATATGGAGGTCGAAGACCCCATGAGTGTACCTGGAGTGCTTGACACTGCTGCTTGGTCAAGAACTGGAACTACAGGTCCGACAGTTGGAGAAACTCTACAACGCATGGGACATAAACTCCGTAGAGCAGATAAAAATAGAGTTCAGGGTAAAATACAAATACACGAGTATTTAAAAGAACAACCTAGTGGAAGACCTAGATTACAAATATTTAGGACATGTAAAAACTTGATTAGAGAGTTACAAAGCATACCACTAGCTAGAAATAATTCTGAGGATGTTGATACACATGCCTCAGATCATGCTTATGATGCATTGCGATATATGATTATGAGTCGTCCACGAATTACCAGCACAGTGGATGAACTTAGAAGAATCAAACAAGATTTGTCATTTGTTCCTGCAGACTCTACGTTTGGATATTAATAGATGGCAGAAGACAACACAAACAATACTTTTTTAAATGCTGACTACATATATGAAGATGTAGAAGGTGAAGCTGGTAAAAATCTAAACTTAATCCCTGATCAAAAAATAAATTTAGTTGGACTTATTCAAAGTCGTTTCTCTGTAGCTGAAGATTCTCGAGATGCAGATGAAAGAAGATGGTTAGAAGCTTACGAAAATTATCGTGGGCTTTATGGTAAAAGAGCTAAATTTAGAGAATCTGAAAAATCAAGAGTATTTGTAAAAATTACTAAGACCAAAGTATTAGCAGCATTTGGTCAATTAGTAGATGTTTTATTTGGTACTGGTAAATTTCCTATCGGTATTAGTGAAACAAAAATCCCTGAAGGCGAAAAAGCCAATGCTCATTTAGACTTTCAAAATCCTCAACCAGGAATTGAAATGTCTGAACCACAAGAGATTCCAGATAATATTGGCAATCAAATAGGTGGACCTTACGACATTGGTTATGAAGGCGATGGACGAGTTCTTAAACCTGGAGCCACATTTGGCGATGGTATGTTTGAGGAATCAGAAAAATCCCTTGAAGACGTTGCAGCAGAAGTTGGAGTATTAAAAGAAGGCTATAGCCCTGACCCACAAAAGTTAGAATTGTCTCCAGCCCAAAGAGCTGCAAGGAGAATGGAAAAATTAATCCATGATCAGATTGAAGAATCAAATGGTTCTTCTGAAATGAGAAGTGCTTTATTAGAAGGAGCATTATTAGGAACGGGTATTATTAAGGGTCCTTTTAATTTCAACAAAACCCTTAATCAATGGAAAGTTAATGAAGCAGGTGAAAGAGAATATTCACCAATACAAGTTAGAGTACCCAGAATTGAATTTGTTAGTTGTTGGGATTTTTACCCTGACCCAGGAGCAACTAACATTGAAGAGTGTGAGTATGTAATTCATCGACACAGAATGAATACTTCACAATTAAGAGCATTGAAAAATATGCCTTACTTTGATAAAGAGGCTATTCGTGAAGCAATTCAGAATGGTCCTAACTATGTAGAAAAAGACTTTGAAAGTCAAATTAAAGATGATTACGATGCTGAAGAAGCATATTCTAATGCGTTTGAAGTAATAGAATATTGGGGCATTATGGATGCTCAGTATGCTAGAGAAGTAGGTATCGAGTTAGAAGAAGACATTGATGATTTAGATGAGGTTCAAATCAATGCATGGATATGTGGAGATAAACTACTAAGAGCAGTTATCAATCCATTTACTCCATATAGAATACCTTATCATGCATTCCCTTATGAAAGAAATCCTTACAATTTCTTTGGAGTAGGAATAGCTGAGAATATGAATGATTCACAGCAAATTATGAATGGTCATGCTAGAATGGCTATTGATAATCTTGCTTTGTCTGGTTCATTAGTATTTGATATTGATGAATCAGCATTGGTTGCTGGTCAGAACATGGAAATATATCCAGGTAAAATCTTTAGAAGACAAGCCGGAATGCCAGGTCAAGCTATTTATGGTTTGAAGTTTCCAAATACTGCACCTGAAAACATGATGATGTTTGATAGGTTTAGACAGTTAGCTGATGAGCAAACAGGCATACCAAGTTACTCACATGGTCAAACAGGAGTACAAAGTATGACAAGGACTGCCTCTGGTATGTCCATGTTATTAGGAGCTGCAAGTTTAAATATAAAAACTGTTGTTAAGAATCTTGACGACTTTCTATTGAAGCCTTTAGGTGAAGCATACTTCCAGTGGAACATGCAATTCTTTGAAGGTGATTTAGACGTTAAAGGTGATTTAGAAGTTAAAGCAACAGGTACTAATAGCTTAATGCAGAAAGAAGTAAGATCACAAAGACTTACTATGTTCTTACAAACTGCACAAAGTCCAGCTATTGCACCTTTTGTTAAGATTTCTAAATTGGTTAGTGAACTTGCCTACAGCTTGGATTTGGACCCTGATGAAATACTCAATGACCCAGAGGAAGCTGCAATGATGGCACAAATAATAGGAATGCAAAATGTTAGACAAGAAATTGGCGAAGAAGCTCAACTTGGTGGTGAACAACAAGGAGCTATGGGCGGCATTGGTGGAACACCTCAACAACCAACGGAACTTGGACCTACAGGCACTGGTGGTGGCAACATCGGAACTGGAAATGTACCGGTTGCAGGGGAAACTACGTTTAGTGGGACAGTTGGAGCAGCTGCCCAACCAAGTATTAGAGGCACTGAATAGAAAAGAGGAAAACAATGGCTAAAAAAAGTTTATTAGACGAAGACAGATATGAAATGTCAGATGATGGCATGTTAGGAGATTTAAATAAAGACGGAAAAATGTCTGGTTATGAACAGGCTCGTCAAGATGCCATTGAAAAAAACATGAGAGAACAAAAAGCTGAAGGTGGCGAAATGGAAGCTATGAATGACATGCCAATGATGTCAGAACCAGAAATGCTACCTGATGAACAAATGGAACAAAACTTTATAGACTTTGTGGTCGGGGAAGCCCTATCACCAGAAGAAGAGTCTATGTTAAATGAACAACTGGAAGCTAACCCTGAGTTGAGTATGTTATTCGACAAAGTGGTTGAAAAAGCTTCTGAGTTTACTGGAGCCGGTCCTGTTGATGGTCCGGGGACAGGCACTTCAGATGATATACCGGCAAGGTTATCAGATGGAGAATTTGTCTTCACTGCCAAAGCAGTTGAGCAGATTGGTGCAGACAACCTCATGCAAATGATGAAGGATGCCGAAGCTGCTTACGATGCTGGTGGTGAAAGAGAGGCTATGCAAGATGGCGGAGAAATGCAGATAGATGAAGACGATAAGAAAGTTGAAGTCGAATACTCAGTAACAAGACCTATGGCTGGTGAGCAATCACTGTTAGGTCAAGTTCAAGAAGAGGATGAAACTTCAATGGAAATCAAAAAATCTATGATGTCTCCCTTTGGCCATGTGCGTAGCTAAAGATTAACCGAAAGGCGACCTTTGCAAGACAAGCCCTGCCCGTACAGCAGCTACCTTGTAAGAATGCTTAGCACTGAATAGGAGAAAAAAGATGGCTAAACAAGAAAAGGCTAACCCGTATAATGCGGATAAAAGTTGGCACAAAGTAGAGGAAAAAGTTTTTGTTGACTCAAGTAACTTATATTTTCCAGACCCTGAAGCAGAAACTGAAGAAGTAGAAGCTGAAGGAGTTCAAGAAGAAGAAGTTCAGGACACAAAATCTAATGATAAACCCTACAAGCGACCCGACTATAAAAAACGTTACGATGACTTAAAAAGACATTACGATAGTAAACTTAATGAGTTTAAGAAAAGAGAGATAGAGTTATTAGACCAAGCCCGAGAAGGTCAAGTCAAATACACTCCACCTAAATCTGAAGAAGAACTGGCTGAGTTTAAACAAAAATATCCTGATGTTTATGATGTTGTAGAAACTGTTGCAAACATGCAAAGCGAAAGCAGAGCAAAAGGACTAGAAGAAAAAATTAAACTTCTTCAAGAACGTGAGCAAGAGTTAGTAAGACTAGATGCTGAGAAAGAACTCAAAGCAAGGCATCCTGATTTTGATAATATCAGAAACAGCGATGATTTCCATGATTGGGCTAAATCTCAACCTGAGTCAATTCAAAGCTGGATTTACAGCAATGCAAGTGACCCAGAAGCAGCAAGTCGAGCATTAGATTTATTTAAGTCTGACATGGGTATGAATAGCCCAAAGAAAAAGTCATCGGCAGGTTCTAAATCCAAAGCTTCAGCGGCTGACATGGTTTCTGCAAAGACAACCAACGTTGAGCCAAAACAAGCAAAAATTTGGACCGAAAAGGAGATTCTAGCTTTATCTCCAGCCGAGTTTGATAGACTTGAAAAAGAAATCGACAAAGCTTGGGAAGAAGGTAGAATCAGTAGATAAACTTTTATATTAACCCAAGGAGTAAAAAATGGCACAGTATTTTGAACCAACCCCAGATACAAATGCTAACTTTGCGAACTCCGTTAGTGGTCAGAATAATAGTTTCTTCCTGCCTTCCATATATTCTGCTAAAGTTTTAAACTTTTTCAGAAAGGCATCAGTGGTAGAAGCTATTACAAATACTGACTACTCCGGAGAAATCAGCAACTATGGTGATTCCGTAAAAATCATCAAAGAGCCAGTAATCTCAGTGTATGACTACACCAGAGGTTCTGACACAACTCAAACAAAGCTAACTGACGAAGAGCTAACACTCGTAGTCGATTCAGCTAAAGCTTTCAAATTCATCGTAGATGATATTGAGAGAGACATGTCTCATGTAAACTTTAAAGAAGTAGCAACATCTTCAGCAGCTTATGCTCTAAGAGATTCTTTCGATGCAGCAGTTATTGCATCAATGTTCTCAGGTGTTTCATCTTCTTCACCAGACCACGTATTAGGTTCTGACAATGCAACTGATTTAGCTGCAGGTACTTTTGATGGTACAGGTAACCTAGATATCGGTTTTGGTACTAATGAGCATGACCCAATAGACGTTATGGCTAGAATGGCAAGACTATTAGACGAACAGAATGTTCCTGAAGAAGGAAGATGGTTCGTTGCTGGTCCTGATTTCTACGAAGTTCTCGGTCAAGCATCTTCAAAATTGTTATCTGTAGACTTTAACGCAGGACAAGGCTCAATCAGAAATGGTCTTGTATCTAGCGGTAAGCTAAGAGGTTTCAATATGTACAAGTCTAATAACATTGCTGCAACAACTAATGCTGCAGGTAAGTGTTTAGCAGGACATATTTCCTCAACAGCTACAGCTCAAACAATCATCTCAACTGAAGTCCTAAGAGACCCAAGTTCATTTGGTGATATTGTTAGAGGCTTACATGTTTATGGAGCAAAAGTATTAAGACCTGAAGCATTAGTTTCAGCTTTCTACGGAATTGACTAAGAATGTCAATGAGGAGGGGTCTTCGGACTCCTCCACTTTTTATAGGGAGAGATAAAATTATGATGGGAAAAATGAAGAAAAAACCAATGTTACCTAGACAAATGCCAAAAAAACCTAAAGCTAAAAAAGATGAGCAAGGTCGTTATGGCATGATGAGTGGCGGTGTCATGAAGGTCGATGGTATCATGGATGGCAATAAGTCTGCTAGACGTGAATACGGTTATGGTGGTCGAGTCAGCTACAAAGATGGCGGTTATAGTAAAGCCATGAAAAAAGCTAAGCCTTGCTAACATGAAAGTACCAGCACCTAAAGGTTATCATTGGATGAAAAAGGGTAACACTTATCAGTTAATGAAAGACCCTAAAGACGGATACAAACCTCACAAAGGAGCTAGTAAATCAGCTAACTTTAAAATACAAAAAATACATAAGAAATAATGGCAACAACATATTTAGATATAACTAATGAGGTTCTGAGAGAACTTAACGAAGTACCACTTACTGCAGCAAACTTTGCAAGTGCGATAGGACTACAAAAGTTTGTGAAAGATTCTGTTAATAAAGCATTGTTTGACATTGCTAATGAAGAGCCTCAGTTGCCTTTTTTCTCAGCAGGAGTTAGTGGGAGTACAGACCCTTTTTATGGGAATGTCACTGTCGCTACTGTAGCAGGTACTAGATGGTACACATTAAAAGATGGTAGTTCTAGTCTAACAACAGATTATGCATCAATAGATTGGGACGACTTTTATCTGACAACAATTAATGTCTCAGGTGAATCAGCACCTTATGTTTCGCAAGGTTTAAAATATTTAGACCATGCAGATTGGGCTAGATACTACAGAGACCAAGAAAATGAAGATGATGCAAACGGACAAAATTATGGTGAACCAAAATATGTTATACAATCACCAGATGCTAGGAAATTTGGTCTAAGTCCTATACCAGACAAAGTTTATAATGTGCATTTTTATGCCTTTAACAGACCAACAGCTTTATCAGCTTATGACGATACAATAGTTTTACCAGAACAATACAGTAATGTCATTACATCGAGAACTCGATATTATGTTTGGCAATTTAAAGAATCTCCACAACAAGCAGCATTTGCTTTGGAAGATTACAAAAAAGCTATGAAATTTATGAAGTCAAACTTAATTAATCAAGCTCCGTCAAGAATGACAGACGATAGAACTTACTTTTAATTATGGCACGTTCACAACCTTATACAGTTGCTTGTAGTGGTGGTTTAGTTAAGTCAGCTAACTCTATAGACTTATTAAGAACTCCCGGTGCAGCCACAGTTTTACAAAACTTTGAAGTGGCTATTGAGGGTGGCTATAGAAGAATTAATGGCTACTATAAGTTTGGCACAACCAGTGCAACACAACCAACAGGTAGTGCTGATGAAATTTTAGGTGTGATGCCTTATGCTGATGGTGTGGTTGTTACTGTAAGTGATGATATTTATTTTTCTAACGATGGTATTACATGGTTACAAATAAATAGAAGTGGTGTTGCTAGTGGTGGCGATAACTATACAACTTTTACAGGTCGTAGTGTTTTAGCTAGAACAGGACAAGGGCAATGTCAGTTTGCTCACTTTGAAGGAGCTACACATCAATACGGTGAAGTAATTATTGCAGATGGTGCTAATAAACTTTACTTTTTTAGAATGGAAGGTTCTGGAGCATTAAGCACTAGAACATTCTTTGCTGGTGAAATAACTGTTGATGGTACCAATGGTGTTCAGTTTGTAACAGTGCATGACCATCATTTAATAGCAGCAGGAGTAGAAAATAATTTAAATACAGTTTACTACAGTGCTTACAATACTTTAAGTTTTACTGCTTCAGGTTCTGGCTCAATAACCATATCAGACCAAGTAGTAGGTATTAAAGGTTTCCGTGAAGACTTAATAGTGTTCTGTGAAAATAGCTTACATAAGTTAGTTAATATTAATGATGCTGCTAATATCAGAATAGACCCGATTGCTGAAAACGTAGGTTGTTTAAGTGGCTATAGCATACAAGAGATTGGCGGTGACTTAGTATTCTTAGCACCAGATGGTATTAGAACAGTTGCTGGTACTGCAAGAATTGGTGACGTTGAGTTGGGGACAGTATCAAAACAAATACATCCTATATTGAATGACTTAGCAAGAAACGTTAATGACTATGTAATTAATAGCATGGTTCATAGAGACAAGTCACAATATAGATTATTTTATACCAATAGAGGTTTTAATGAAGCAGACCAAAAAGCTATTATTGGCACATTAAGACCAGATGGTTTTCAATGGTCTGAAATTAAAGGTATGGAAGTCACAGCTATTGGTGCAGCTTTTGATGATACTGGAATTGAACAACATTATCATGGTTCACAAGCAGGTTATGTTTATGTCCATGATGCTGGTGATGATTTTGATGGTAGTAATATAGATGCTAGGTATCAGACACCAGATTACGATTATGGTGACTTTGGTACTTTAAAAACATTGCATTACATTAAAATGTCCATTGGACCAGAAAATGAAGTCCAACCAACTTTAAGAGTTAGATTTGACTACGATAGTAATGAGACACCACAACCAGATGATATTGTCTTAGATACTGTTCCAGCACCAGCTAAATTTGGTACAGCTTTATTTGGCACAGCTAAATTTGGTGCAGCTGAACAGCCTCTAGTGAGAATACCATTAGTAGGTAGTGGTTATAGTAATAGTTTTAGGGTTCTTAGTGAAGATACAAATGCACCTTATATTATAAACGGATTTTATGTAGATTATATACCTTCGGGTAGGAGATAAAAAATTATGGCAGGATATACACGACAAAGTACATTTGCAGACGGTGATACCATCACAGCTGCGTTATTTAACAACGAATACAATCAATTAGTAAATGCATTTAGCAATACTTCAGGACACGCACACGATGGCACAGCAGCTAATGGTCCAGTAATAGGACTCATAGGTGATGCCGGTGAGACTGCACCAAATAACAAAGTAGTCATAGATACTACTAACAACTACATAGAATTTTATGTTGAAGTATCTAGTAGCCCAGTACAACAACTTTATATAGCCGATGGAGCTATCGTTCCTGTTACCGATAACGACATCGACTTAGGAACTTCTTCTTTAGAATTTAAAGATTTATATATTGATGGTACTGCCAACCTCGATAGCTTAGTTCTAGGCAGTGGCTCAACAGTTACTGCTATTTTAGATGAAGATGATTTAAGTTCTGATAGTGCTTCCTCATTAGCAACACAACAGTCTATTAAGGCTTATGTTGATGCTCAAGTAACAGCACAGGACTTAGACTTCCAAGGTGACTCAGGTGGTGCTTTAAGTATTGACCTCGACAGCGAATCATTGACTATCGCTGGTGGGACAGGTATCGACACATCAGGAGCTACCAATACTTTAACAGTAGCTATCGATTCAACTGTCGCCACACTGACAGGTTCACAAACCCTAACAAACAAAACTATAGATGTTGATAGCAACACAGTATCTAATATTGAAGTAGACAATTTCAAAGCCTCAGCCATCGTTTTAGAGTCTGAAGGCATTGGGTCTAACGATAACGATACTAGCTTACCAACTTCAGCAGCGGTCAAAGATTACGTTGATACTCAGTTGACTGCTGAGGACTTAGACTTCCAAGGTGATACAGGCGGAGCCTTATCAATCGACTTAGATAGTGAAACACTAACGATTGCCGGTGGCACAGGTATTGATACCTCTGGTGCAACAAACACACTTACAGTAGCTATTGATAGTACAGTAGCAACTTTAACAGGCTCACAAACTTTAACAAACAAAACAATCAGTGGAGCTTCTAATACTTTATCAAATATTGCCAATAGTTCGCTTACAAATTCGTCAGTGTCTTATGGCGGTGTTAGTGTCTCTCTTGGAGGGTCAGATGCTACTCCGGCTTTTAACTTATCTGATGCGACAGCTTACCCGGGTGACTCAAGCCTTGTCACAACTGGTGCTTTAAACTCAGGTAGCATTACGTCAGGCTTCGGAGCTATCGATAATGGCTCATCAAACATTACAACTACCGGGACTGTTACTTATGGTTCACTTTCAGATGGTACTATAACCATTACAGCTTTTGTTGATGAAGATGATATGTCTTCTAACAGTGCTACTTTAGTCCCAACCCAACAATCTGTAAAAGCTTATGTCGATACCCAAATCACAGCAGAAGACTTAGATGTCTCTGATGGAACTACAAGTATTGCTATTGACCTTGACAGTGAAACGCTAGGTATCTTAGGTGGTACTGGTTTGACTTCAAGTGCTTCTGGTAACAATGTAACTTTATCAGTCGATGCAGCTCAGACACAAATTACCTCAGTCGGCACACTAGCAGACCTAACAGTTACAGGTGAAATCACAGCCAATGGTGGTATTGCTTTAGGTGATAACGACAAAGCTACCTTTGGTGCTTCAGATATTTTTGAAATTTATACCGATGGTACTGATAGTTTCATAAAAGAAACAGGAACTGGTAGTTTAAAACTTTTAGGCACTAATATAGATTTAGCAAACGCAGCAGGAACAGAACTTGGTTTAAGGTTTGTAACAAATGATGCTGTCACACTTTATTACGATGGTTCAGCAAAACTAGCCACAACCTCAACAGGAATAGACGTTACAGGTGTATTAGAAGCAACAGGATATTTAGCAGTTGAAGGCACAAGTGGTAATACAGGTTCAGCAGGTGATAGATGGATTGGTGGTGATGGTACAGCAGGAACTTGGTTCTATAACGTGCCAACAGGAAGCAATCATTACTTTGCTGTTAATAATACAAATGTTTTAGGAATTAATTCATCAGGTATAGACGTTACAGGTACAGCCACAATGGATGGTTTGACTGTTGATGGTGATTCTAACCTAACAAATACTTCGGCAGGAGCTTCTGCTTTTGCTCTTGTTCTGCAAAACCAAAGTAGTGATACGTCAACTGCAGTAGAGCTTGGTTTCGATAACACATCGACAGCCGACAAAACATCCTCATTGACAAAAATAGGTGCTGAAAGAGTCAATAGCCCTTTTGCCGGTGACACTAACCTTTATTTTAAGACTCAATCTAATGGTGGCTCAGTTGAAAGAATGGAGATTGCTACAACAGGAGACATCTCCTTCTACGAAGACACTGGTACGACTGCTAAGTTTTTCTGGGATGCTTCGGCAGAGTCACTAGGTATCGGCACAACAAGTCCTGCCCACGCATTAGATGTTGTAGGTTTAGTAAGAGCTTCAGACCAATTTCAAACCTATGCAGGTTCTCGTACTTTAGCAGTAAATGCAAACTTTGGAGGCTCTTTAGCTGCTATTGGTACTTCAAGTAATGACCACTTGATGATATTTACCAACAATACAGAACGCATGAGGATTGATAGCTCAGGTCGTTTAGGGATTGGCACAAGTGATATAGAAGAAACGGTAACTATAGCCAAGCACGATGGTGGTGATGGAACAGTTTTAGGTCTTAGAAGCGACTCATCATTTAGTCAATTTGAAATAAAAACCTCAAACTCACAACTTGATTGGGGTTTATCTGCTGTTGGAAGTAGAAATTTAACTTTTGATACTAATAGTACAGAACGCATGAGGATAAATAGCTCAGGTGCATTAGTGCAAACTTCAGATGGAGCAAATAATGGTTCTCATGTTGTGGCAACTTTTAGAAAAGATGGTATAGCAGATAATACTGCTACTAATTTGTTTAAATTATCAGGTGCCGCTACTAATTCAATTTATGGTTTATTAGAAATACATTATTCAATAGATGACCCCGGTAATAACCTGTTTGTTGGAAGAAGAGTTTATAGAATGTTTTACAATGGTTCAACTAGCCTGCTTGATTTAATTACAAGTGAGACTAGTGGTACTGTACCTACTTTTTCATTAGGAACTATAAGTAGTACAGAAGCCAATATCCAAATTACTCTAAATACAACTCACACTACATATAATACTGTAGCTACAGTTGCTTGGACATCATTTGGTACAGGTAATACAGCTAATATAGTGGAGGTATAATAAAATATGAATATAAATGAAATCATGCTTGAATCTTTAAGAAAAAAAAGAAACACTAGACTACAAGAATCTGATTGGACTCAAATGCCAGATTCCCCCTTATCTGATGCAAAAAAAACAGAGTGGGCAACTTATAGGCAACAATTAAGAGATTTACCAGCAGGTTTAGATTTATCTAGTGTTACAAAATGGGATGATGTAGTTGCAGAAACTTATCTTCCAACTAAACCAAATTAAAAGTGAAATAGAGCTATTAAAAGGAGGACAGTAATAATGGCTATTAATTATTCTTGGGACGTAAAAAACGTGGACACTTATCCCAGCCACACTGACAGTCAAGACCCAGCCAACACTGAGTCTGATGTCATCTATAACGTTCACTGGCGATTAAACGGTGAAGACGATGCTAATAACGATGCTAATGGCAACCCACAATCAGGGTCTGTCTATGGCTCAGTTGGACTAAGCGTTGACGACTTATCAAGCTTCACAGCTTTTGACAGTGTCAGCTTATCAGATGTCCAAGGCTGGGTTGAAGCAGCTTTAGGGTCTGACAAAGTAACAGAACTCAAAGCTAGTATTGATGCACAAATCGCAGAGAAAGTAAACCCATCATCAGTCAGCAGAGTTATAGGAAGCTAACATGGAACTAACCCCATACTTATTTTGGAATATATTTATCACTTTGGTACTTGCTCCATTGCTGTATGGGATTAGAGCCAATAGTGCTGAATTAAAAAGACAAGATATTTTACTTAATAAAACTCGTGAGGAAATAGCAAAACATTATGTGACTAAGTCAGAAGTTAAAAGTGAAATGGATTTAATACTTGAAAGGTTTGAGAAACTTGAAGAGAAAATGGATAAGCTTTTTGAGCTAATGTATAATAAGAAAGCATAAAGATAAGAGAAGGAAATATGGCAAGAAAAAGAAAAAATAACCCTAAAAAGATAAGAGTTAAAAAACAAATAGGTGGTGCTGCTGCTTTAGGAGCAATGAATCGTGTAGCTCGAGAAAACTTAGCAAAGCTTGATGAAATTAATCAACCACCTAAACAAGCAATAAATCCACAAACAGGTCAACCTTATACTCCACCAGCTCCAAGTCAAGGGCAAGACATTGTGCCTAAAGGTGCTAAGACAGGCAGACCTGATGTTGGTGCTACAACTCGTCCAACAGTAGGTCAAATAGATACTACAGTACAACCGGGTTCAGGCTTTCAAGATAATCAACCACAGCCTCCTATGCCAGTAGGTGGTCCGAGAAGAGGTGAGCCAGAACCTGTAGGTGGATTTAAAAATATCAATCCACCACAATTACAGACAAATCGTTTACCGGGTTCAGACTT